TGCGGTCATCTTCATCATGATCGGGTTGCGCTACAGCCCGTACCCGAACTCCCGGTACAAACTGACCGTTTCTCTCATCGCCTGGGCGGCCTGTGCGGTTACCGGCATGCAGTGTGTCAGCCTCGTCGGCCGCATGGTGCTGGAAGGGCAGTTCGCTGATGCGTCGTGGTTTAACACAGCCTTCTACGGCCTGGCCGCGGTGCTGGTCTGGCGTGCTCGTGGCAACGTTGCACGCATCGTGCAGGTGGACTGATATGGCCGGATGTAATGGATGCGCCGCCCGGCGCGAGTGGATCATCAAAATGACGAGGCTTGCATATGAACGATCCATTGATCTCATTGCTGGAAAGGCTGGTGGCCGCCCAAGAGAGCACCGCCCGAGCAATGAGCCAGGTGGCCGAGAGGCTAGACCTGCTGATCCAGGCGATGGCAGAGGATGAGCCTGAAGATCCAGATGCTCCGGTGCGCACTTATATGGACGGTTCCCCATGCCGTTGAGACCGCAGAAGCCGTGCAATGCCCAGGGCTGCAATGTGCTGACACGCAACCCTCGCTACTGTGACGCTCATGCGCATCTGTTGAAGAGTGCAGCCCGGGCCAAGCCCCGTGAGAGCAGTACAAAGCGCCATTACAACTACAAGTGGCAGCAGGCTCGCGCTGGGTGGCTTGCCAAGTATCCGTTGTGCCGCCACTGCACCGAGCGAGGATTGGTGACGGTGGCCACCGATGTCGACCACATCATCCCGCACAAGAACGACATGGCGCTGTTCTGGGATAAGACCAACTGGCAAAGCCTCTGCGGCCCATGCCATTCCGCCAAGACAGCCGCCGAGGATGGTGGATTCGGCAATGCCCGGCGCTGAAAGCAGAAAAAGCCAGGGAAAACAGTGAAATTTGGCCAAATGAGAGCAATTCGCGCTCATGGGGTTGGGGGGAGGGTCAAAAGTTCAGGGCCTTTGGCTTCTAGACCGCGCCCTCAGCCTTTCTTTCACAGCCGCGAAATTAAAAATTCAGGAGTTGCGCGATGGGGGGCACCGCCACGGTCGCCGGCCGTGGTCGCAAACCCAAGCCGACGGCCAAGAAACAGCTGGCCGGAAACCCCGGCAAACGGGCGCTGAACAAGGCTGAGCCCGAGTTTTCCAAGATCACAAATGTCGATCCGCCGGAGTGGTTGAGCGAGCGCGCCGCCACGATGTGGAACATGGTCGTGCCCGAGTTGCTGCGTGAGAACGTGGTAGCGATCACCGATCTGCACAACGTCGAGGCCTTCTGTGTCGCCTACGACAACTGGCGAATGGCACAGGAATCGATCCAGGCCGCCGGCATTGTCGTCACCGGTGCGACCGGTGGGCCGATGAAGAACCCCGCGCTGACGGCCGCCAACGAAACCATGCGCCAGATGGTGACCTTCGGGTCGCTACTGGGCCTCGATCCATCCAGCCGCACCCGACTGATCGGCGGCAACAAGGAGAAGGCCACCAACGAATTCGCCCAATTGCTGAGCACCTTATGACCAAACCTGCCCACCCCAACGTCGATAAGGCGATGGCGTGGGGTCGGTCTGTACTCCGCGGCAAGGTGCCGGCCTGCCGTTATATCCACCAGGCGGTGCAGCGTCACTTCGATGACGTGGCAGCCAGCCGAAAACGCGGGTACCGCTACAAGTTCGATCCGGCCAAAGCCGAAAAAAAGCTCAAGCTGATCCAGTTGCTGCCCCACACCAAAGGCGAGTGGGCGTTCAAGCGCCAGTTGATCACCTTGGAGCCGTGGCAACTATTTGGGCTGGCGGTGACCTTCGGCTGGGTTAAGAAGAAGGGCGGGCACCGCCGGTTCCGCGAAAGCTACTGGGAAGTGCCGCGCAAGAATGGCAAGTCCGTGGTAGCTGGCGGTGTGGGCATCAGCATGTTTGTTGCCGACGGTGAGTTCGGCGCCGAGGTCTATTCCGGCGCGACCACTGAGAAGCAAGCGTGGGAGGTTTTCCGCCCGGCCAAGCTGATGGTGAGCAAGTCGCCCATGCTGATTCAGGCTGCTGGCATCGAGGTCAACGCCTCTAACATGAACATCCCGTCCGACTTCAGCCGCTTCGAGCCGCTGATAGGAAACCCGGGCGACGGCGCTTCACCGAGCTGCGCGATCGTCGATGAATATCACGAGCATCCGACCTCGGCGCAGTACGACACCATGCTTACCGGTATGGGCGCCCGTCGGCAGCCGCTGATGTTCATCATCACCACCGCCGGCGCCGATATCGAAGGCCCGTGCTACGACAAGCGCCGCCAGGTGATCGAAATGCTTGAAGGCACGGTGCCCGATGACGAGCTGTTCGGCTGGATCTGGACGCTGGACGAGGGTGATGACTGGACCGATCCGAAGATGCTGGCCAAGGCCAACCCGAACCACGGCGTTTCGGTGTTTCAGGAGTACCTGGAGAGTCAACAGGCCCGGGCAATACGTTCGGCGCGGTTCACCAACACGTTCAAGACCAAGCACCTGAACCTGTGGGTAAGCGCGAAAGCAGGCTTCTTCAACATGGAAGACTGGAAAGCTTGCGAGGACACCACGCTAACGCTCGATCAGTTCGAGGGCCAGGAGTGGATCGCGGGCTTCGACCTGGCTCGCAAGCTGGACATGAACTCTCGAGCCCGGCTGTTTTGGCGGGTGATCGATGGTAAGACCCACTACTACAGCGTGGCTCCGAAGTTCTGGGTGCCATACGACACCGTCTATAACAGCGATAACAAGCGGATGTCGGAACGATTCCAAGCCTGGATCAACTCCGGGCATCTGGAAGTCACCGACGGCGCGGAGATCGATTACCGCGAAATCCTCGAGGACACGAAGGAAGCCAACCACCAGGCGCCGCTGCGTGAGTCGCCGATTGACCCACACGGCGCAACTGGCCTGAGCCATGACCTCGATGATGAGGGCTTCAACCCGATCACCATCACGCAGAACTACACCAACATGTCGGACCCCATGAAGGAACTGGAGGCCGCTATTACAGCCGGGCGGTTCCACCATGACGGAAACCCGATCATGACCTGGTGTATCGGCAACGTGATCGGGAAGAACCTACCAGGCAACGACGACGTTGTGCGGCCGATCAAGCAGGGCGACGACAACAAAATCGACGGCGCCGTGGCAACGATCATGGCAATTGGCCGAGTGCTTGTACTGGTCAAGGACAGCGGCGGCAACATCAGCGACTTCTTCTCAAGCCCCATTATTGTTGGATAACAGGATCACCATGAATACAGGCCTCCTCATCTTCTTGCTGGCGGCTGTGGCCGGATTTTGCCTGCTTGTCAGCGGGGTATTTGTTCTCGCTGGCTTGGGGTGGTCGCTCATCGCCGGCGGCATGGCGTGCCTGCTGGCCGCCGGCTTCATTCGCAAGGGGCTAACCAGTGAATAAGCCCTTCAAATCAGTGCTTCGACAAGCGCTTTTCAAGTCGGCCGAGCCTGGGATGGTGAAGTCCTCGTTGGCTGGCTGGGTGGGGCGCCGGATCGGCTTGGGCGATGCGGCTTTCTGGAACAGCTACTACGGAACCGACTCAGCATCGGGCAAAACTGTTAGCCAGCAGACCGCGTTGCAGTTGTCCACGGTGTGGGCCTGTGTGCGGCTAATAGCCGAGACGCTTGCCACGCTACCTATTGCGCTGTACGAGGACAAAAACGGCGTCCCGACTATAGCCTCGTCGCACCCCGTACATCGGGTGATAAGCCTACAGCCGAATGCCGACCAGACGCCTGTTGAGTTCTGGGAGTGCGTGGTTGCGAGCCTCCTGCTAAGTGGGAACAGCTTCAATGAGCCGCACTGGGCTGGGCGTGAACTGTCCTCGTTGGAGTTCCTGTTGCCGCAGGTTGTGGCGGCTCCCAGGCGCCTCAGCAGCGGCGCAATCGAGTATCGGTTCACCGATAGCGAAGGCAAGGCGCACACGCTTCTGGACGAGCAGATGATGCATACCCGCGGCTTCGGGACAGATCCGATGTGCGGCCTCAGCCCACTCGCCATGGGACGCAACGTCTTCGGTGCCGCGATGGCCGCCGATGAATCGGCCAGCAAGATGTTCGCCAATGGCATGAAGCTCGGTGGCGTTCTGTCCACCGACCAGATACTGAACCCAAAGCAGCGCGAAGATATTCGGGAGGACATGGCAGCCAAGTTTGCAGGTGCGGTCAATACCGGCAAAACCATGGTCCTCGAAGCCGGCATGAAGTACCAGCAGGTGTCGATGACGCCTGAAGACGCCCAGATGCTCCAGACCCGGGCATTCAACGTCGAGGAGATCTGTCGGTGGTTCCGCGTTCCGCCTTGGATGGTGGGTCACACGCAGAACAGCACCAGTTGGGGCACCGGCATGGAGCAACAGATGATCGGGTTCCTGAGTTTCACCTTGCTGCCTTGGATGAAGCGGATTGAGCAAAGCATCAATCGCCGCCTGCTTCGTCCTGATGAGCGTCGGCGCTTCTACGCCAAGTTTAACCCTGAAGGCTTGCTGCGGGCTGATAGCGCAGCCAGGGCCGCGTTCTACAGCTCGATGACGCAGAACGGCATCTACACACGCGATGAGTGCAGGATCAAGGAGAACCTGGCGCCTGCCGGCGGGAACGCCGCCAAGCTCACTGTTCAATCAAACATGCTGCCGATCGACAAGCTGGGCGAGGACGCTGGCGACGCCCAACAGGCCCGCTCGGCATTGCTGGACTGGCTCAACGAAAAACCCAGGGGTAACCAGGAATGAAACGAAAAGACCAGTCCCTGGCGGTGAAGTACCGCTCATTTGACTATGACGTGAAGGCTGTCGGTGATGACGGCCTTTTTTCTGGCTACGGCTCCGTGTTCGGCGTGGTCGACAGCTATAACGAGGTCGTCGCGCCTGGCGCTTTCCTCGACTCGATCGCCGAACTCAAAGCAAAGGGCCGCACGTTGCCGGTGCTGTGGCAGCACAGGACTGGTGAGCCCATCGGCTCTTGGGCCCTGGAGTCCCTGAAAGAAGACGAACGTGGGCTTTTCGGTGACGGCGAGCTATGGATGGCGGACGCACCCTATGCGCGGATCGCTTACCGGGGCATGAAATCTCGTTCGATCACCGGCCTGTCCATCGGCTACTACGTGCGCGAGTCGAGCTTCGATGAGAAGACGCGCATTCGCACGCTGACCAAGCTGGACCTGGTGGAGATATCCATCGTTACGGTCCCCGCGAACGACGAGGCGCGCACCGACACCATCAAGTCGAAGCTGGCCCACGGCGGCCTGCCGTCACTACCCGAATTTGAGTTGCTCCTGCGCGAGGCAGGCTTCTCGAAAACTCAGTCTGCGGTGATTGCCAACCGCGGCCTGCAGCACCTGCTCCGGAGCGAGTCCGCGGGCGACCTGGCAGAAGTCGAACTCGTCGAGGCGCTGAAGTCGCGCCCCGCACTCTCTCTCCCATCGTTTTGAGGATTCACCATGCATAACGCAATGAGCAACCAGGCTCGAGCAGAAGGCCGTCAGATGCAGCGCAAGGAACACGCTGGCGACCAACTTCAGCTGAAGGCGGTCAATGACCTTCTCGACCAACGCGACAAGGAAATCAAGGCGTTCGCCGAGAAGGCCAGCCAAGAGATCAAAGAGCACGGCACCATCCTGGCCGATACCAAGACCGTTCTGGACGGCCTGGTGAAGGACGGCCTCGGCCTGCAGGATCGCTTGAACGAGATCGAGCAGAAGATGGCGCGCCGCTTCGCGGCTAACGATCCCGGTGAGCAAAAGTCCGCCGGCGAGCAACTGGCAGAATCGGAAGACTTCAAGAACCTGAGCTCCAAAGGCCGCGGTATTGCCCGGCTGAACCTGAAGGCTGTCACCAACATCACAAGTTCCACCAGCGGCACCGGCGGCGTGGGCGTTGGCATCCAGCCAACCCGCGTGCCTGGAGTGGTGAATGACCCGGAGCGTCAGTTCACCATCCGTGACCTGATCATGCCTGGTCGCACTGCCTCGAACGCCATCGAATTCGTACAGGAAACCGGCTTCCAGAACATGGCTGCCCCGCAGGCGGGCGAGGGTGCGCTCAAGGCCCAGTCCGACCTGTCGTTCGGTCTGGTGACCACCACTGTCAAAACCATCGCTCATTGGTTCCGGGCTTCGAAGCAGGTGCTGTCGGACATTCCGCTTCTGCAAAGCTACATCAATGGCCGCGCCATTTACGGTCTGAAGTACAAGGAAGAAGAGCAGATCCTGGCGGGCGACGGTACCGGTCAGAATCTCCTGGGCCTGATCCCTCAAGCCACCGCGTTCAACAATGCACTGCGCAAAGCGGGCGACACCAAGATCGATACCCTGCGTCGCGCCATCCTGCAGGTCCGTGTCGCTGAGTACCGCGCATCGGCCATTGCTTTGAACCCGGTCGATTGGGCGGACATCGAGCTGACCAAGGACAGCACCGGCTCCTACATCTGGGTCAACGTCCAGGAAGGCGGCGTCCAGCGGATGTGGAAGCTGCCCGTGGTGGACAGCAATGCCGTCCCTGAAGGCGAGTTCCTGGTGGGCGCGATGAACATCGCGGCCCAGGTGTTCGATCGTGAAGACGCGGCGGTCGAGGTCTCCACCGAAGACGGTGACAACTTCCGCACCAACATGGTGACCATCCGTGCCGAGGAACGCCTGGCGCTGGCTTTGTACCGTCCTGAGTCCTTCGTGCACGGCGAGTTCGAAGATCCTGCGCCATAACGCCTGAACCGGAGAGCGCCCGGGCAACTGGGCGCGATATGTCATGAACGAGATCAAATTGCAGACAAAGAAGGGCTTTCTAAACCAGGGCGTCTACGCCAAGCGCGGCTCATCCATTACGGCGGATGAGTTTCGTGCTGCTGAGTTGCATCGCCTGGGCCTTGTTGAGGACTACGACGTGAAGAAAGCAACCGAACCGGAAAACAAGAAGGCGCCGGAGCCGCAAAACAAAGCGGTGGCCAAACCTAAAAACAAGGCTGAGTGACCATGAGCGTGATCGACATCGACCTGGCCATGAAGCATCTACTTGCCGAACCGGAGGATCAAGCGCTGATCCAGGTGGAGCTGGATGCTGCGGAGGAGGCAGCCCAGCAGTTCTTGCAGCGTCGTTTCTTTGCGGACCAGACCGCTGTCGATCAGGCCAAGAGCACTACGGTTTCGCGCACCAAGGCGGCATTGGCGCAGTATCGCGATGCGTTGTTGATAGCCGATGCGCCCGAGAACAGCGACATCCAGTGTCGTTTGCGCGATCAGGCGCGTCAGGCGCTGTCTGAAGCGTACGAGGCGATCGATTTCGACCGGTTCGCCATAGCCATAAACCCGGCAATCACCGCCGCATGCCTTCTCAAGTTGGGACACCTCTTCGCCAATCGCGAGGAGGTGGTGGTCGGAGGTGCAGCCGTTGAACTGCCCCAGGCGTCCAAGTCACTTTTGATGCCTTACCGCATCAGGATGGGTGTGTGATGAGGGCTGGAAAGTTACGGCACAGGGTGGATTTTCAGCGGCCGAGCTTCGTGCAGGATCCGGTCACCGGTGAAATGGTGAAGGCCTGGGTCGATGTCTGGCTGAAAGTGCCGGCCAGCGTCGAGCCGCTTTCCGCTCGCGAGTTTATTGCCGCGGCAGCTACACAGGTGGAAGTCACTGCGCGCATCGGCATTCGCCGGCGGGCGGGGGTAGAGGCAACGATGCGCATCATCCATCGAGGCAAAATCTACAACATTCAGGGCGTGCTCCCGGATCCGAAAAGCGGGCTCGACTATCTGACGCTGCCGGTGAGCGAAGGGGTGAACGATGGCTGAGGTGATCGAGTTCAAAATCGGCGGCCTCGACGCGCTCCTGGGCAAGTTCAACGCCATCAGCTACGACACCAGGCGCAAGGGCGGGCGAGCGGCGCTGCGAAAGGCGGCACAATTGGTTGCCGACGCAGCCAGACAGAACGCCGAACGACTGGATGACCCCAGTACCTCAACCGAGATCGCGAAGAACATTGCGCTGCGCTGGAACAATCGCCTTTTCAAGCAAAACGGCGACCTAGGTTTTCGCGTCGGCGTGCTGGGCGGGGCGAAACAGAAGAACAATTACCACACCCGGCGTGGCCGGAAAGGCGGGACATTCGAAACCGGTGGCGACTACCGGAACCCCGGTGGCGACACGTTCTACTGGCGCTTCCTGGAGTTCGGGACCGCGAAGATGGCCGCGAAGCCGTTCATGCGAAAGGCCTTGGCAGACAACATCGAAGCGGCTACCGCATTGTTCGTTTCGGAGTTCGACAAGGCGCTGGATCGTGCGATCAAGCGCGCAGCCAAGAAGGCGACCCCATGAAGTATCCACCAATTTTCCAGGTAGCGGCGGCCGATTCGGCAGTGACCGCGCTGCTCGGCGTCAATCCGACCCGGCTCTATCTGTTCGGCCTTGCCCCGGATAGCTCGGCGGGCACGTACTGCGTCTGGCAGATCATCAACGGTTCGCCGGACAACTATCTGGCTGGCCGGCCTGACGTCGAGAGCCACACCCTGCAGATCGACATCTACGCCGCCACAGCGGCTGAAGCCCGGGCGGCTGGCCAAGCCCTGGAGTACGCCCTGGAGCTGTCCGCCTCGGTGGCCAGCTACAACGGTGAAGACCGCGACACCGACACCGGCCGATACCGCTACAGCTTCAGTGTGGACTGGATCGTCCGCCGATAACCCAAACCCAGAAACCAGCCCGCCGAGTGCGGGTTTTTTTATGCCCGACATTTGGAGAACGCCATGTCGATCCTTTCCCAAGGAACCCAGATCTACGCACTCGTCCCGCCTGTTTCCGGCACCGGCCCCAAGACCGTGCTCGCCATCGAGTGCGCCACTGCTTTCAGCCCAGGCGGCTCGCCGGCGGACCAGATCGAGGACACCTGCCTGGAAGACACCACTCGCAGCTACAAGAAAGGCTTGCGGACTCCGGGCCAGGCCTCTCTCACGGTAAACGCCGACCCGAACAACGCCAGCCACATTCGTCTCCATCAGCTTTCTGAGGCCGACGGCGATACGACCATCGACTGGGCGGTGGGCTGGTCTGACGGCACGGCTGCGCCGACGCTGAACACCGAGGGCGACGGCTTCGAGCTTCCCGACACCCGTACCTGGTTCACTTTCCGTGGCTACGTCTCCGACTTCCCGTTCGACTTCGCGGCCAACGCCGTGGTGAGCACGGCGGCCACCATTCAGCGTTCGGGCGGTTCCGCCTGGATTCGCAAAGTGACCCCGTAAGGTGACCTGATGAAACTGACTCTCGACAGCCTGAAATCGGTCGGCGCCTTCACGGGCCGGCCGGTGGAGAAGGAAATCAAATGGATGCAAGGCGATGAGGAGCTCACCGCAACTGTATTCATCCGCCCGCTGGGTTATCAGGCGGCCATCAGCGATGTGACCGCGCTCAGCGGCAAGCACGACAGTCTTGCCGGGCGTATCGCGGCCAGCGTGTGCGATGAAAGCGGGGCACCGGTTTTCACCGTTGCCGATATCACCGGTGATGCAGATCCACAGCGTGGGGCGCTGGACGGCCGCCTGACGGTGGCGTTGCTGGCTGCAATCTATGAGGTCAACAACCTGGGAAAGACGACGAGCTCGACGGACTCGAAGAGCTCTGGCACGAGCTCGCGATCACCTTCTGCTGCACGATCGCGGAAGCGCAAGAGCGGTTGAGCCTCCGGGAGTTCAACCGTTGGATCAAGTACCGCAGGGACCGCGGTTCGCTCAACATCGGCCTGAGGGTGGAGCGGAGTGTCGCTACGCTATCGGCGATCTACGCAAATCAGCACAGCAAGGAGAAAAGCTTCAGGGCCGCTGACTTCATTCCCCACGAGCGGGAGCGGGAGATCGGTTTGGAGCAGGCCCTAGAGGAGTGGTCTTGACGCTGTTAGAGTTCCAATTTTTGCGGAGGGATTCGATGTGGCTTTGGTAAAGTGCAAGGAATGCCATGCTCTTGTTTCAACCCAGGCGGCTTCATGTCCAAACTGTGGTGCTAAATCTCGCCAGAAAACCAGCTTGCTGACATGGGTGATAGGAGGGTGTTTCGCCCTCATTGTTTTCAACTTTGCCGCCAATTCGGTGGATCGACAAAACGCTCCGCCGGCCGCAAAAATGAGCCCCCAAGAGGCAGAGTTGGCTGAGCAGGCTAGACAGAGGCAGCTAGAAATTATAGCTGCGAGGAATGCCGTCACCGAACGGATGAAAGATCCTGAATCTGTAAGGTTTGGTGAAGTAGTCAACAGATCCGGGACAGTATGCGGTTATGTGAACGCAAAAAATTCATTCGGCGGGTACGCCGGCGATACGGCTTTTATATTCGAGACATCGTCGAAAGAGCTGCTTATAAATGGACAGACAAAAAGCTTCGACAAAGTTTGGAATAGCAAGTGTCCCGCTAATTAGCTGAATCAGTATTCCAGGGCCTGCCAATTGGCGGGTTTTTTATGCCCGGAGAAAAATGAATGGCCAGCAAATCACTTGGCACACTGACACTTGATCTGGTCGCCAAGATCGGTGCGTTTACTGGGCCGCTCGACAAGGCTAGCAGGGAGGCAAAAAAGCGCAACGATGAGATCGCAAAGTCTTTTAGCAATTTGGCGAAGGGTGTTGGTGTCGCTATCGGCAGCATTCCAGCGGTACTGACAGCGTTGGTGGTGCACTCCGCGAGCGTAGCTAAGGAAATTTCCAACCAGTCCGCTCTAGCAGGACTTGGGACAACAGAGTTTCAAAAATATGCGGCAGCCGCGAAGACCGTTGGTGTAGAGCAGGACAAGCTGTCCGACATTTTTAAGGACACCAACGACAAGCTTGGGGATTTTGCAAGCACTGGCGCCGGTGAGCTTAAGGATTTTTTTGAGAATATCGCTCCGAAAGTTGGCGTTACCGCTGATAGCTTCAAAAAGCTGAACAGCAAAGATGCGCTGGCTTTATATGTGACAAGTCTCGAAAAGGCCAATGTCAGTCAGCAGGAAATGACATTCTATATGGAGTCCATCGCGAACGACTCCACTGCACTGGTGCCTCTTCTGCGCAACAGCGGAAAAGCTTTTGATGATCTTGGCCAGGCCGCGCTAAATGCTGGTGTGGTGATGGATGAGAGCACTATTGCTGCCGCGAAACAATTCGGAATTGAATTGCAGGGGTTGGAGCAGTACATAACCGCTGGCAAGACTATGTTGGCCGCTGAGTTCCTACCTGTACTTGCGCAATTTTCAAAGGACGTTAACCAATCCGCAAAAGATGCAGGCGGCTTGAAATCTCAGGTAGGAGATCTGGGGGACAAACTCGTAGAGACTGGCGCATTCCTGGCCAGCGCCGGTGATGGCGTGGTGCGTGTTTTCGACATCGTCGCCAACACCCTGGTTGGAATGTTTGCCACCGCTGTTGGACACACGAATAACTTGGCGTCCCAGGCAAACAGCGCATTAGGGCTGCTGACCTTTGGCGACACGTCAAAACAATTCAAGGTCAACGCAGCGTCCTTCGCTTCAGACGCGCAGATTCAATTCAGTATTGCGGCGCAAGCTGCTGGCGCGATCAAGGAAAACCTGGAGAAGCCTCTTGCTGGAGACCGTTTCAAGCAGTACGTGCAGGACGCCAAGAAGGCAGCTGCCGAAGTGGCCGCAGCCACAAAAAGCGTAACACCAGGTACCGGCACAGGTGTCGATCCTGCTGCGCGCGAAAAGGCCAAGAAAGCTGCTCAAGAAGCCGAGGCCGCCGCGAAGAAGCTCAACGACACTTTCAAGAGCTCGGAAACCGATCTCCAGCGGCAGATCGCGCTGATCAACACCTCAGCGGATGCCCAAAAAAAAGCCACGGAGGTCGACAAGCTCCGCTTCGAGATTGCATCCGGAAAACTCGTCGGCATCAACGCCGATCAGCAGAAGCGCTTGGAAGGGTTGGCCAAAGAGCTGGATGCACTCCAGAAGCTCAAGCTCGCGAACGAAGATGAAGCCAAGTCCGCTACTTACCTGGCGAACCTGAAGGCGGCAAACGCCACGATCGAATCCGGATTTGAAAAGGAACTGGCCGGGGCAGGGATGGGCGACAAGGCTCGCGATCGGCTGAGGCAGGATCTTGAGATCCAGCAGGACTACAACGAGCAGATGTCAGACCTGCAGAAGCAACTCAACGCCGGCGATATCAGTGCGGAGTTGTACGCAAAAGAGACACGGATGCTCAAGGATGCCCTGGCCGAGCGCATGGAGCTGCAACACGAGTACTACGAGCGTCTCGACGAAGCCCAAGCCAATTGGATGGATGGAGTCAATGAGGCCTGGGCCAACTTTGCCGACGCCGCGAGCGACTATTCGCAGATGGCGGCGGATCTGACCTCGACAGCTCTGGGCAGCGCGAGCAGTAACTTGGGAACGTTCTTTTCTGATGTCGCGACAGGAGCTGAGGATGCAGGGGACGCCCTGGGCGACATGGTGGCGGGCTTCGGAAAGTCAATGGTCAACGCTCTTTCCGATATGGCTGCACAATGGCTGGTGTATCAAGCTGTCCAGTTGATTGTTGGCAAGACCACGCAGAGCGCGGCGGGCCTGGCCATGGTCGCCAATGCACAGGCGACATCCGCCCAAGCGGCTCTGGCGGCATACGCTTCCACCGCAGCTATTCCTATTGTCGGTCCCGCTCTCGCCCCGGGAGCTGCCCTGGCAGCCCAAACGGCGACGATTCCGATGGTGGCTGCGGTCTCAAGTGCGGCCCTCGCGGGCATGGCGCACGATGGCATCGACGCCGTGCCCGAGACGGGAACGTGGCTCCTGGAAAAGGGGGAGCGCGTTACCACGGCGGAAACCAGCGCAAAGCTTGACCGAACCCTTGAAAGGATCAATTCAGGCGGCGGTGGACCTGGCTCTGGTGGCGGATCGATCAGCATCAATGCCCCGATCACCGTGCAGGCGCAGAAGGGCATGACTGATCAGGAGGCCCAGCGGCAGGGAGAGACCATGGGCCAGGCGTTCACCGCCGAGGTCATCCGGATCATTCAAGGTGAGACGCTGCAAGGTGGTGTTCTCTGGAGGCGTGTGTGATGGCTGAAACCTTCACTTACTGCACCCGTGTAGGCGCCACGGGCGACATCTCACAGCGAACATGGGAGAACGAGTTCGGCGACGGCTACGTCCAGGCTGGCGGAATCGGCATCAACACAAAGTCGCAGTCCTGGGATATCAGCGCTGCGGGCCGATTGGTCGCGGGCGATGACCTGCTGGGCATCCGCGACTTCCTCGACCGCCATGAGGGCTACAAGTCGTTTCTATGGACGCCGCCAGGAGGAAGCCAGGGCAGATACAGCGCCAACGGCTACAGGCTGACTGCCGGCGGCGCTGGGATTATCACGTTGTCTGCCACCTTCAAGCAGGTCTATCGGCCCTGACTCACACCAACCACCAACCCCGCCAAGTGCGGGGTTTGTTGTTTCTGGAGCGCCATGATTTACAACAGCGATATTCAAAAGCTCGAGCCGGGCAACCAGATCCGGCTGTTCGAGCTCGACGCCACGCGCCTGGGAGCGAACCTGTGGCGGTTCCACGGCCATGCCCAGGAGGGCGACATTATCTGGCAGGGGCAGCTGTATTCCCCGATCCAGATCACGGCCAAAGGTTTCGACATCCGTGGTGATGGCCGGCCGGCATCCCCGACTCTGCAAATCGCCAACGAACTTGGCGGCGTGCGCGGGGCAATCACTGCACTGTGCCTGCAGTTCCGCGACCTTGCGGGGGCGAAGTGCGCGGTCATTGAGACGTTTCGGCACTACTTGGACGCGGCCAACTTCCCAGACGGCAACCCGACGGCGAGCAACCAAAGCCGAACCAATCTCTGGTACATCGAGCAGAAGACCGAGGAGTCGTTCGACTCCGTGACCTTCTCGCTGTCCAGCCCTACGGATATGGAAGGGCAGATGCTGCCCTCCCAGCAGATCACCAAGCTTTGCCGGTGGGCGTGCCGCGGCGGGTACCGAGGTGAGGCCTGTGCCTACACCGGCACCGCGATGTTCACCAAGAAGAATGAGCCCACCGACAACCCGGCCCTGGACCAGTGCGGTGGCTGGTGGAGCAGTTGCAAGCTTCGGGCAAACACTCGCCGCTTTGGCGGATCCATGGGCGCGAGCCTGATCGCGAGTTCGAGGTAATCATGCGCATCAATAAAAAATTGCAGGACGAGATTCGGGCCCATGCCGAGCGGGCCTATCCCGGCGAGGCGTGCGGACTGCTGGTGAAGACCGACTCCGGCCGACTGTACGTGCCCTGTGCCAACCGCGCGAAGTCCGCCCGGGAGAACTTCCAGATCGACGAGCGCGACCACGCGGCGGCCGAGGACCTCGGCGAGGTGCTGGCGATCATCCATAGTCACCCAGACAAGGCGCCGACGCCGAGCATGGCCGATCGGGTGAGTTGCGAACTGCACGAGCTGCCCTGGGGCATTGTCAGTTGGCCGGGCGGTGAAATCGCCTGGTTCAAGCCGTCAGGCTTCGAGGCGCCGCTGCTCTGCCGCGACTTCTCCCATGGCCTGCTGGACTGCTGGGGTGCCTGCCGCGACTGGTATGCACGTGAGGCCGGCCTGCAATTGCCGAACTTCGAGCGCCAGGACCTTTGGTGGGAGGACGAAACCGGCCCGAGCCTCTATGAGGACAACTTCAAGGCCGCCGGCTTCTACCAGGTCGAAACGGCGAAGCGTGGCGACATGTTGGTGCTCCAGGTGCCCACGCCTGGGCGCCCATGCTTTCACCCCAACCATGCGGCGATTTACCTGGGGGATGATCCCACCCTGACAAGCGAGGATGCGCCCGCCTTGGGCGGTGCCGGCCCCTTCGTCTATCACCACATGCCCGGGCGCCTGGCCGGCCGCGAAGTCTACGGATGGTCGATGGCAAACAGGGTGAAGCTGATCTTGCGGCACAAGGACTACCGGCCATGACGATGACCACCATCAAACTGGGCGGGGTGCTGGGGAAGCGCTTCGGCCGCCAGTATCGCTTGGACCTGCATGGCTTTCGGGACGCAATGAACGCGTTGTGCGTCCTGAAGCCGGGCTTCGAGAAGTTCCTGCGCACGGCCGAGGAGCGGGGGCTGGTGTTCGCTGTGTTCATCGACGAACGCAACATCGGCGAGGAAGAGCTGGACCTGAAAGGTGCCGGCGCCGAAGTTATCCGGATCATGCCCATCGTCCAAGGCAGCAAGTCGGCGGGTGTGTTCCAGACGATTTTGGGGGTGGCTTTGATCGTTGCGGGCGTCTTCACCGGTGGCACGACCACAGGTCTCGGCATGGGCCTGCTCGTCGCGGGCGCTGGCGTGGCCATGGGCGGGGTTGTGCAGATGCTGTCGCCCACCACCAAGGCCAACACAGCCGACAAAAACGAGGACGGCAACAACCCCAGCTATGGGTTCGGCTCGGCGGTGACCACCATCGCCCAGGGCAACCCCTATCCGCTGCTCTATGGAGAGCGCGAGATTGGCGGAGCCGTGGAGTCGGGGGGGATCTACACCCAAGACAACGTCTGATTTTTCGGAAACACCCAACCCGCTTCGGCGGGTTTTTGCATTTTTGGAGGAGCGCATGAGCGCAGTTGCGAAGAAGGCCAGGGCTGTCAGGGGCGGGAAGGGCGGCCAGTCGAAACCAAAACAGCCAAGCATCGCATCCAATAGCGTTCCCTCCCTGGCCACGGCCAGGCTCGTTTACATCTGGAGCTGGGGCCCCATTGTGGGTCCGGTTGACGGCCTGCGCTCTGTGCGTCTCGACGGCACGCCAATCCAGGGCCAAGACGGCACCATCAATTACCCGGGCGTGAAATGGCAGTTCCGATCCGGCGAACTGAATCAGGAGCGCCTGTCCGGGGTCACCGAGTCGAGCAATGAAATTGCTGTGAGCCAGGAGTTGCGCACCACCACGCCGTGGCTGCACAGCATCAACAATTCGATGATTGACGCAGCTCGGGTGCGTTTCAGCTGGCCAACCCTGCAGCGCCAGGACGCCAGCGGCAATATCAACGGCGTCCGCATTGATTACGCCGTGGATATCTCCACCGACAATGGCCCCTTCATCACGGTGCTGACGTCGTTCGTCGACCGCAAGAACGTCACCAAGTACGAGCGTGACCACCGAATCGAGCTGCCGGACGGCAACCAGTGGAGGTTGCGCGCCCGGCGCCTGACGCCAGAGGCCAACAGCTCGCTGGTGCAGGACAGCATGTTTGTCGAGGCCGTGGCAGAGCTGGTCGACAGCGATCAGGAATACCCGCTGACCTCGGTCGGCTGCATCGAGTACGACGCCCAGCAGTTCGGCGGTGATATCGCCAAGATTGCCGTATTGATGCGCGGGCGTATCGTGCGCGTGCCCACCAACTACAACCCGGAGACGCGCACCTATGCCACCGGCGGCGCCGGTACCAGTGGTGGGATCTGGGACGGGACCTTCAAGGAGGCCTACACCAATAACCCGGCCTGGGTGTTCTATGACCTGGTCCTGCACCCGTACTACGGCCTTGGCGAGCGCATCGACGCCACCCTGGTGGACCGGTGGGCTCTCTACCGAATCGCGCAGTACTGCGATCAGATGGTTCCAGATGGCAAGGGCGGCATGGAGCCACGCTTCACCTGCAACCTGTATTTCCAGAAGCAGGCCGAAGCCTATGCGGTGCTCCAGGACCTGGCCTCGATCTTTCACGGCATGGCCTACTGGGATGGCAGCCAGATCGTCGTCAATGCCGATATGCCGGGCGATCCAGCCTTCAGCTACAGCCCGTCGCAGATCCTGAACAACGGTGCGATCAAGTACGACGGCACCCGCTGGCGCGATCGGCATACCGCGGCGATGGTGTCCTGGGATAACCCGGATCAGGGTTTTGAGACCGACAAAGAGCCGGTGTTCGACAACGAGGCGCTCAGTGAGCTGGGCTCCGTGCGTGAATTGAGCGTGGAGGCCTTCGGCTGCACCTCCCTTGGCCAGGCCCAGCGCGCCGGGCAGTGGGCCCTGGCAACCGAGCAGCTGCAGACCCGTGGCGGCTCATTCCGGGTTGGATTGGACGGCGGCATTCCCAAGCCTGGCCAGATCATCGCCGTGGGCGACCCAATGCTAGCCGGGCGGGCAAACGGCGGTCGCGTTTCTTCGGCTGTTGGCAAGGTGATCACGCTCGATCGCGACGTCTCTGTCTCGACGGGGGCGAGGCTTTACCTGAACCTGCCCAGCGGCAAGTCGGAGGCTCGGGTGATCAGTTCCGTGTCTGGCCGTGCGGTGACCGTGGCCGCGAACTACAGCGAGACGCCCGAGCCTGAGTGCGGCTGGGTGATCGACTTCGACGATCTGAAGGTCATGCAGTTCTACGTGCGCAACGTGACGCGCCCGGACTGGCATCAGTACCAGCTTGAGGTCATCCAGCATGAACCGAGCAAATTCCCAAACATCGATAACGGCGCCGTGGTTGATCCGCGGCCGATCAGCGGCATCTCAGTCGGCACCCAGGACGCGCCTGCGCGGGTTCTGATCAGTCAACACGTGGTGGTTGAGCAGGGCATCGCCGTCACGGCCATGACCATCGCCTGGGATGCGGCACCTGGTGCTGTGGGTTATGACGTCGAGTGGCGTTGGGGCGCCCGGGAATGGATCAAGGTGCCACGCACTGGAGAGCTGCTGGTCGACGTGCGTGGGATCTACGCCGGCCAGTACATGGCCCGGGTACGTGCCGTCAGTGCCATGAACGTCTCGTCGATCCCGGCCACGTCGGCGCTGACCGACCTCGAAGGGAAGACCGGCCTGCCGCCGGCGGTGTCGTTCCTGACGGCAACGTCGCTGCTGTTCGGCATCGGCCTGAAGTGGGGTTTCCCGGCCGGCGCCGAGGACACCCAGCGGACGGAGATCTGGTACGGGCCCACGAACGTACTGGCGAACGCCACGAAACTGGCCGACCTGGCGTATCCCCAGAGCGACTACGCGCTGCAGAGCCTGTTGGCGGGCGCCACGTTCTTCTTCTGGGCGCGCCTGGTGGACCGCACCGGCAATATCGGGCCGTGGTACCCGGTTGGCAACGGGGTCATGGGCCAGGCCAGTTCCGAGGCTGGGCCAATCTTGGACCTGATCGCGGGGCAGATCGGCGAAACGGAGCTCGGCCAGGACATCGTCGACAAGATCAACCTGATTCCCGGCCTTCAGGATCAAATCGACGCGCTGGACGGCCTGTCGGCCTACAAGCCGGGCGAGGTGTACGCCAAGGACAAGATGGTGGTTCAGGACGGTCGGATCTTCCAGGCGAAGATTCAGGTGCCGGTCAACACGCCGCCGCCGAACGCGACCTATTGGATCGACGTGGGCCAGTCGGTG